GCCAGATAGCTGATGCCGGACAGAGGATCGTTGATCATATCCAGGCTTGCGATGGTTTTTCCGTTCAGACCAATACCCATAATGGTTTGGATCATAGAGCCGTCCTGCAAGACGTCCATAGTCATTGTGAACTTGTTTATCCAACCGAAATCCTCAGCGCCTATCATGGCAAGAAGATCATCGGAGGGGATGATATCGATGATAGCGGAGCTGGCGGATTTGAGAGGATCTACGAGATCCGTAGAGCCGGAATCTGTGTTCTCAGCCAAAAGTACATTGACAAGATCGTGGAGTGCGCGGCCTTCCAGTGCGATATACTGTTCGGCGAGCTTTGCTTTATCGTCATTGTTCTTTTTTCCAAAAACGAAGAACAAACTTACGGAGATTGCCACGGCCAAAACGATGGCAACAATGGAAATAATTAATTTTTTGCTCATAATTACTTTCTTCCTTTCCTTTCAATGCTGCAAGGAGCTTCCTTACATAACATAAATATAACACGAAAGAGAGGGAAATGCAATAACAATCTTTTACCTGTACAGGGAGATAGCGGAACAAAAGGCAAAAAAATTTGGCGCTGATTGCTCAGCGCCAAATTGCGTATTTTTATTCGACAGGTGTGCCTTCGAGATAGTTCAGCACAGCATCAATGTACTCGGAGGGGAAGCCGATTGCCAGCATATTGTTCATCAGCTCGTAGGTGTCGATAGAATCTAAATAGACTTGCTCATCCTCTGGATTGTCAGCGCTCAAATGGTCATCGGGAGCGGTAACATCTTTCGCTTCACTCTGGGATGTAGTAATATTAACGGCGATCAACTCTTGAGACATCAGGCTCAGGTAGAAATCAATGTCAGCACTCTTATCGGTGAGTTTCCACTGGATTGTCAGGGTAATATCCGCATCGGTAGAGCCAAACATATTTTGCTCAAGGAAATCGGAGAGGGTGACAGTGCAGGCACCGTCATTCTTGTCACCGGTGATGGCAACAGTACCTACCTCGATGGCCTGACCTGCGCTGGTGATAAACAGCGTATACGTGCTGCCGGAGGCTGTGTTGGAGCCTTCCAGACGATAATTCGCCTGCTCATTGCCCAGGAAGGTTTCGGAAACAGAGCCGGTGCTGGTGGGCAGGGAAATATGGGAAATGGTGAGATTATCTGCGGAGAACTTACGACCGAGAACGTTGTCGTCCTTATCGGCGTATGTCGTAATAACAAGAGCTTCTTCCTTATCTGTGGAGGGATTTGCTGTTTCCAAAGAGGCGATCAGCTCATCGATAGATGCTTCAAAATTTACTTCGGCAGGGAAGATGGCCTTCAGATCGCTATCCTTCTTTGCTTCGGTCAGGATCGCCTTGAGGGCATCTATAAGAACCTTTCCTGTAATGTAGTTGGTATAGACAGTAACTTTTTGGGTCTGACCCTTAATCACAAGCTCCTCTGAGGACTTTTCAATGTTGACCATACTGTTGAGGGCAATGTCCACATACTTAATGAGCAGTTTACGGACAGTTTCTGTTTCGGGGGTGTTCAGCATAGACAGCATTTCTTCCAAATCTGCTGTGGGAACGGAGCTTTGCTGCATTTTCATATAGTATTCGCTGATGGTAGGAATGGCCATGTAGGTGATGCCTGACAGGGGATTGGTAATACCTTCAAAGGAGAATAGGGGCTTGTCGTTCATACCGACGTTGGCCAGCGCTTGGATCAGGGAGTCATTCTGGTGAAGATCGTAGGCAAAGGAAACTTTGTCGATCCAGTTTAGATCCGGGTTGCCGAGGACCTCAAAAAGAGCATCTGCCAAAGTCACATCTACGGTGGCGGTTGTGTGGATGTCTGCGGCGGGTTCGGCATTGGCGTTGGATGCGCCTGCCTTCTGCTTGCCGGTGAGCATCATCACAGGCAACGCCAAGGTGGAGGAATTTAGCCAAGCCATCCAGGTGGCGGTCATGCCGCTCCTGGATGGCTTCAATGAAGCTTTGAACCGGGCAGCTCTGCTGGAATCGGAAAAAGATAATCTGCATTTTGCTTGTGATACGCGAGATCTGCAAAGCGGAGATCTGCTCAAGCGTTACAACGCCTATACGGCGGCATGCAAAGCGGGCTGGCTCAGCAAGAACGAGATCCGGTACAAAGAGAAGTACAAGCCGATCGAGGGATTGGACGTGGTGTCCATGTCCCTGGGTGATATCGTGTTCGATGTTAAGACCGGGCAATTCTATGTACCCAATACAGGCAGCACAGTGAACATGACAGCGGTCGGCAACGGTCAGCAGCCTGCCGGGCTGGCTGAACCGGGCATTCTGGGGAAAGGAGGAAATGCGGATGAAAGTTGAAATCAGGGGGCAGAGCGTTCTGATCAGCGGCTATGTGAATGCGGTTGAGCGGGATTCCAAGGTCATGCGCGGTCCGGACGGACCGTTCGTCGAACGGGTGGAAGCCGGCGCATTCCAGCGAGCACTGGACAGAGCAGCTGATGTGAAGATCAAGCTCGACCATCAGAAGGATATCGGCTCCGTGAAAGACGGCAATCTGAAGCTGCGAGAGGACAACGTGGGCCTTTATGCACAGGCGGAAATTACCGATCCGGAAACGGTGAGGGAAGCACGTGCGGGAAAGCTCACGGGATGGTCCTTCGGGTTTGCAGATCTCGCCCCCTGCTACGAACCTCAGGAAGGCACAGAAGTGCGCAGACGGACGCTGAAAGAGTTTGATCTGGACGAAGTCTCTGTGCTGACTATTTCCCCGGCATATTTAGCTACAAGCATCGAAGCCCGCTGTGAGGGCGGTGCTTCCGAAATCCGGAGCTGTGAAGATACTCCGGAAGTACACACCAACGATCATGCGACCGATATGGCCGCTTATCGAATCAAAAGACTGAAATTGGAGGATTAACAAATGAAGAAATTGATCGAAACCAGAAACCAGAAGCTCTCTGAGATGGACGCCCTGCTGGATGCAGCCAAGAATGAGAACCGCGCATTTACTCCTGAGGAGAAGGAGCGGTTTGACGCTTTGGAAGCCGAGGTAAAGGCTCTGAAAGAGACCATCGATGCACAGCAGCGCCGCACAGCCGCTACTGCCACCGATCCTGATCCTGCCGCAGCTGGTGGCGAGGGCGGTGAGTCCGAAGAGGAAAAGAAGAAGGCGGAAAATGAGGAGCGTGCGTTCGGTAACTATATCCGGGGCGTCGTTGAGACCCGCGCCGAGGTCAACATGACCGAAGGCGCCAACGGTGCTGTGATCCCCACCACCGTTGCAAACAAGATCATCGAGATGGTCTATGACATCAGCCCCATCGTGAAGCTGGCTAGCCGCTATGTGGTGGCGGGCAATCTGGTGATTCCCTACTACGATGAAACGGCACAGAAGATCACTGTGGCATATGCAGATGAGTTTTCTGAGCTGGAGTCCACTTCCGGCAAGTTCGCTTCCATCGAGCTGAAGGACTTCCTGGCAGGTGCGCTGACCAAGGTGTCCAAGACTCTGCTGCGTAAGTCCAAGTTCAACCTGACGGCGTTCGTCACCCGAAAGATGGCGGAGGATATTGTCCGTTGGCTGGAACGTGAGGTGCTGATGGGCACTGAGGGCAAGATCACCGGCATGGATGTGGGCGTCACCCAGATCGTCACCACCGAAGCTGTCGGTGCGATCACTGCTGATGAGCTGATCGACACCCAGGACGAAGTGCCCGATATCTTCCAGGCAGATGCCATCTGGATCATGAACCGCAAGACCCGGAAGGCTATTCGCAAGCTGAAAGATAACGACAAGAACTATCTGCTCAACCGGGATCTGTCCGCAAAGTGGGGCTATACCCTGTTGGGCAAGGATGTCTATACCACTGACAGCGTGCCCGCCATGGTCAATGGCAAGACTGCTGTGTTCTATGGCGATATGTCCGGTCTGGCTGTGAAGATCTCCGAAGAGATGAACATACAGGTGCTGCGCGAGAAGTATGCTACCCAGCATGCAATCGGCGTGGTGGGCTACATCGCAGCAGACGCCAAGGTGGAGCACACGCAGAAGCTGTCCAAGCTGGTCATGAAGGCTGAGGCGGCAGCTGCTAACTAACCTTCCATGGGGGCGCAATGCGCCCCCATCAAATTCCCAATCGTTTGGGATTATGAAAGGAGCGCACGGCTATGAAAGTCAGTGAATTAACGGCTGAAGTTGTCATTTCATTCAGCCGCATCGATGAAGATGCAACAGATATAGATCTGATCGACAGCTTGTTTCTGCCGGCGGCAAAGGAATATGTACGGAGCCATACCGGACTGAAAGCGGAAGCTATGGACGAGCATGAGGATCTGTCTATTGCAATCTGCGCTCTCTGCGCCCACATGTACGATAATCGTTCTGTTGAGATCGCATCGGATAAGATCAACAGAGTTGTAAGTGACATTCTCAATAAGTACGACAACAACCTGATCCCGAAAGGCGGTACGGAATG